TCCGCCTTGCTTTTTCTTTCCCTGCGCATCGTTTCCGCAGGCCCCTCTATGGTAAATTCCCATATTCTTGTAATTTCCCCTAGAGATAGCCCCTTAAGGGCCCCGCAAAGAACGCGCGTACGTTCTTTGCGATTGAATAAGGAATCTCGCATTGCTGTTATCTCATTGGGGAACACTGTTTCCGAGGTGATGTATATGGCAAAAGCAGGAATGCGCCGTCCGAACCCGGAAGAGCCCCATGGAACGGAGAGCAATCATAAGGCGCATTTTCCGAAAAACGAGGTGCCCCCGGTTCCTGAACTCCAAGGCAAGGCCAAAAAGACCAATGAAAGAGCGAATCCCATCATAAAGCCATGATCTGCGGGAAGACTATCCGGGAGGTGATTTCATGGAGGAGTTTCCTGATTTGCACATTCTTTTGCAGAACGATCCAGTTGCCCAGGAGTATTTTGATGGACTTCAGGACTATGTCCAGGATCAGATCAGCACGCGAGCCCAAAATGTCAATTCCCTTGAGAGCTTGATGGACTATTCCGAAAATTTAACGCGAGGCGATGACTGATGGCTGCGGGCTGCTTTTTAAGCGGCCCGCCGCCCTTTTTTTAAGAAAACAGAGACTCTATTTGTACTTAGAGCCGGGCCCCGATGTACAATCCAACCCCACAATAGAAACATACTCGGCGGGATCGCATAGACTGTAATGTCCTCTTGATAGAAAGGGGTGAAATTATGTGCTGCAATGACCAGGAATCTTGTGGATGCCAGAACCCATGTTCTAAATGTTATGATGCCGGATTCTCCGCTGGCTGTAAGCAAGGCTGTAAGCAAGGCTATAAGCAGGGCGTATGCTGCGAACGTCAACGCATCTGCAATCTGCTAGGTTGCAATCAGAATAATGGCAATGATAATGGCCATGACCACGAACACTGCTGAGGTTTGCAACTCGGCTCATTTTTACGATTCAATGGCGCTCATTGTAATGATGGGCGCCATTTTTAATTCTGTTTTATCGATCTGTCTGCCAGCTCCGCCGGACGCCCTGCAAACAGGACGCGCCCGGCAGTCTCTACAGGAGGAAACCCTGCGGACGTGCTTCCACGCCCGGCGCAGCCGGCAGGCCGCGCGCTGTGATTATCGTTCCATTGACACTCTGGTTTCCATTCGGCCGTCTGCCCTTCTGCATCGCGTTCTCATCCCCCGAACCACGGAATATACTTGCACAAAGGAGTGGATGCCGTGATGTATACCCGGATCATAAATCCAGTCGTAGACGCTTTTGAATATGAAACCGGAAAATTTCTGGGGCAAGCCAGGTTTGAATTAACGCCGGAGGCAGAAAAAGGCCTGCTGGGCTGGGTCAATTACAGAATTCCGATTAAGCCGTTCATTGTGCTCAATTCCGACTTCGAGCCATCCGATAATTACGTTCCGATCATTCCAAATCAGACTTATCACCAGAAAGGTATCTTTCGCGCCTTATTTGTGCAGGAAGATACCGGCATCAAAATACCGATTGAAATGCGCGGAACGTATGACTGGAGAGCGCGGAGTGTCGAGGCCGGGACGTTTATCCGGAGCGCCGATTACAGTAATATTTTGATGGACCCGTCACAGCAGGTTTTGTATTAACGCATTACCATGGACTGCCCCATTCTTGAATCAGGTACGCCTTTCCTTCTTCGTCGGCGTTGTAATAGTCCTCGTACTGGTCCGGCCTCCACTCGACTTTCTTCCCGCCCGGCAGCGCCCTCTGCGCGGTCTGCTGGCTCCGGCAGAAATAGCAGATCGCCGCCGCCATCACCCGGTCGTCGTGCTCTCCGGCCTCGGCCTCCGGGCGGCGCTCCTCGTTGTATACAAAGTGCAGCATCTCCCGCAGCGTCTCCGCGCTGGCCACCCAGCCCGGGGCCTCGTCCATGATCGTCTGCAGGCTTTCCAGAATTACGGGCCGGGTCCTGCTGGTAGTCTGGAATCCGTACTTCCGGGACAGGCGGTGGGTGTAGCTGTCCACGCTCTCCTCCCGGATGTACAGCTTTGGATAGTGCCACTCCTCCAGCTTCATGCTCACATAGGAGTTGTAGTTCGTCTCCACAGCGATCAGCGCGGTGTTGTACCACAGCCCCAGGCAATAGAGCTGCCGGGTGAACAGAATGGAGCCCTTGGTGAAGCACAGCTCCGCCGCCTGCTTTCCCGTGGTGTTGTCGATTACCCATGCCACAAACCGGTCGCTGCCGTCTCCGGCCGTGTCCGCGCCGATCACGTAGGGCACACCCGACTCCGGCTTTTTCCATACCTTGATGTACCCCGTCCGACGGTCGGCCCTCCATTTCCAGCCCACCGGCTTCCCACCCTCTGCAGACGGCTCCGGATAGGAGAACGCCCCCACCGCCGCCGGTTCGGTTTTGAGCGCCTGGGCCAGATACAGCACAATCTTCTCGTTGTTGAAGAACGGCGTCCCGGAGAACAGGAACGCCTCCTCCGGGCATCCGGGGTATTCCTGATGAAATAAGTTCACATCGCCGTTGCACTTGTGCTTGATGGCCCACCGCCGCCAGGAAAGCTGCTCCTCCGTCAGGTGATAGACCCGCCGCAGCTCACGCTCCTCGTCTGTCCATTCCGTTCCCGGTTCCACCTTCATCTGATAGTCCGGATCTTCGAACCAGGCGAAAAACAGAGGTCTCCAGCCGTTGGTTCCCGCCACCGCGCCGTCCCACAGATCCTTGAATTCGTTGTAGCCGTTGGCCGTGGACTCAATAATCACCATGGTGTCCGGATCGTTGGGGACTGCCTGCAGGATGCCGGTCAGCGTGGACATCTTGTCCCCGGGCCAGAAGGCAAACTCGGATGCGTGTACGTTGGTCAGGGTATCGCTTCGGCCCACTCCCCCGCCGCCGGCGGTGACGCACCGGATTCTGGACCGCAGCCCCGGGTTCCCCTCCTTCTCAGCGGCTTTTTTGGTGGGGTTTTCAAATACCAGCTCCTTCGCGTTGGAGTTCTTCCGCATGGGCTTGATGGGCGCGGACAGGCAGTCATAAAACAGTTTATTCATGTGAAACAGGTTCGCCGTGGAGTCGTCCCGGTGGGCAATGATGAAGGTCTGCACCAGTTCCCGGGTGGCGCTGTCCTGGAACATCATGGCCTCCGTCACCGTGGAAAAGCCCTCCTGCCGCGCCTTCAGGATGATGATCTGCACCGGCCGCCCCGCCGCGTGTTCCTCCCGGATGGCGCTGTACAGCTTGACCTGTGCCGGCTTCAGAATCAGCGGAACAATCTGATTTCGCTTGTTCCGGATCATGAGGTTGTTTTCTATGTACTCTTTCGGATTCCGCAGATTCTGCATGATCTCCCCTCTCCGGCTGACGCCGTTGGGGCGCCCCCCTTTCATTTCATCGCCGCTGCTCTGCACGCTCTCCTCACGGATAGCCCCAGAGGGAAGCGCTTTCGCGCTTCCCTCTTTGCCTTAGGTTAGAAGCTGTACCTCCACGTTCCGCTCCTTTCCGTCTCCACCGTATGTCACATGCAGCGCCAGAGCCCGGCACGCACCGGGATTCCCGCTCAGTTTCGCCGTGGGCCAGCCCTGGGCGATCTTTCCCAGCAGCTCCGTCAGCACCGGCAGCGCCATCTCCGGACCCGCATTCTCGCAGACCGCCTCGCTGCCCTCCGCAGGCTTCTGCCGCAGCTGGCGATTCTGTGCCTCCAGTTCATCGCCCCGGGCAGTCGCCCTCTCCAGATCCGCCTGGAGTTTTTCCTTCTCGCCCCGCATCTCCCTTGCCCACTCCCGCAGCTTCTGGGCGGGCACTTGCTCCGTGTCCCCCCACGGGGCTTCTCCTTTGACCTCCGGATTCTTCTTTCCGGCCCCTTCTGTCTGTATAGTCTTTTTACTTGCCATCTGTTCCGCTCCTTCCTTTCGGTTCGTGTTTGTCGCCGTCAGTCCGTTTCTCCGGCGCCATTTGGTCACTCCGTCCTTGCTCACGCCCAGTTCCGCCGCGATCTTTGCGTCCGACAGTCCGGTGCGGTAAAGCTCCATGCAGGCCGCCTCCCGGATCTTGGTGCAGCCCCGCTTTTTCCTCGGCATCTTTTCCGCCGGAAGCACGCATTTCTTCACCGGCTTCGGCGGTTGCTTCTTCCGTTTCAGCGCTGTCAGCAGATCCTTCGGCACCGTGTCCTCCCGATACCGCGACCCCTTCGCTTTGTATGTACACCCGGCCCCGGCCGGCTGTGCCATCCGCGTTCTGCCGGTCATCAGCGCATACCCGCAGGTGTAGGCATCGGTCTCCCCGGCGCGGAAGCAGCAGTCCCGGCAGTACCGCGGAAGTTTCATGACTTTTCCCCCTTCGTCGGGGCAAGCTCCAAATCCCTCGCTTCGCCCCCTCCCGTTTCGCTGGCCTTTCCCGCCATCACAGGGGATTTGAGGGCATACACCGTGGCCTTCCCGGCGCAGACCTTTCCACCGTGTATAATGTCCGGCCGTATTTCCATGGACAGCGCCCCGCACTGTATCATCATCCGAATGATTTCGCCGCGCAGCTGTTCTCCCGCAGCTGCCATACCGCCCTCCACCAGATATTCCTGCGGAACAAGGCACTCCGCGTGCAGCGTCAGCAGATGTTCCGATTCCCGGGCCAGCTTCTGTGCCCTTACCTCCAGTTCCTTCACCTGCTGGGCGCGGGCTTCCAGCTCGTTGGCCTGCATCTCGATCAGCTCCGCCGCTGAAGTCAAGTGATTCCGATAAGGCGCATTCACTTCACCGGCAAGGCTTCCGGCTTCTTTCCGCAGCCAGCCCAGTGTCTCGTCCCGATCAACCACCATAGCGGTCTTCCTCCTCTTCGGGCTCCTCAAAGGGTGTCTCTTCCATGCGCTCCGCCGCCGACATTGCGCACCGCCGGCAGACCGGAATTCCCTTTCCGTCTTCCGCCGGAACCAGTTCTCCGGCGTCTTTGTGATAAATGAACCGCCGCACCTGCTTCCCGCTCCCGCAGAACACGCAGCCCACCCGGAACTTGCGCAGCAGAATGGCGTCGCCCTGTGCCCAAATCTCAATGGGGTCCCGCTCTTCCATGCCCAGATTCGTGCGCATCTCCTTCGGCAGCACGATCCGGCCCAGCTCGTCCAGCTGTCGGACAATCCCCGTATTCTTCATCTCAGCGCTCCCTTTTCCTGCGGAACTCATCCGCTTCGTTTTTTCTTTCGTCATAGTCTCCTCCTCAGCAGATCGCCCGCAGCACTTCCGCCGCGATGGCCAGCAGACTGTTCCCGGCTACGTTGATGTACAGCGGATACCCGCCGCCGAGCCGCACCGTCACCCGCTCGTCCGTCACTCTGCAGGTCCGATCCACCGCGATGTAATCCAGCTTCACAACCTGCCCCGCCGCCGCCCGGCACAGCTCCTGCAGCGGACCCTCCACGAACTTCTTTTTCTCCCAATAGGTAGCACGCTCCGGAGTCCTCACATCCTCCAGTCCCATCACCACATAGCCTTCTTTGCAGAATTCCGGATCCCGAATCAGATACTTCACCCGCTTCACGATCTCATTGCCAGTCCGGGCATCCTGCTCCGGCATGTACTCCTGCAGCACAAGGATGTCCCCAACTTCGAATCCTCGGTCGTCCTTCCTAACCTCAAAATCCTTCCGGCCTTCCTGCACCGCCCTGAAATGCGGCGGCAGCGTTTTCAGCCAGTGCGTCTTATGACTCCGCTTCGGATCAAACATGTCCGGGCATTCCGGCCTCGGTTCCATCTGAATCATTGAACGTCTCCAATCTGTTCAGTTTGATAATTTTCTCGCAGATCCCTGTGCCCTCCGGAATCAGGATCAGATTACTTTGGGCTCGCACTTGACTATCCGCCCGCAATGCGGTATATTGTCTTCTGTAATACCTCTATCACGCCGTCCACGGTATCTGGGATACCCTGGACGGCACCTCATTTTCTATGGCTGCACTTATTTTCCAGTTTTCCTAATGTATTTCATTGACTTTTTGAATTTAATAGCGTATCATCAAAACATCGCCTTTGAGCGAACTATTATAAAAGAGGTATTTCATGTATCAAGACAAGACAATCGTCTGCAAAGACTGCGGCCAGGAATTCACCTTCACCGCGAATGAGCAGGAGTTTTTTGCTGAAAAGGGCTTTACCAATGAGCCTCAGCGCTGCAAATCCTGCCGTGATGCCCGCAAGGGTAACTCTCGCGGTGGTGACCGTGGCGAGCGCCAGATGTTCGACGCTGTGTGTGCTGGATGCGGCAGACCCTGTAAGGTTCCTTTCCAGCCCCGTGATGATCGCCCCGTTTATTGCAGCGATTGCTTCCGCAATAGATAAATGCGTAAATCTGTACGTCCCTTCGGGGGCGTACTTTTTTTTGCCCCCTTAAATTATTAAGTTGTTCCCATCCTCTCCGCCGCCGCATGAACAGATACGCGCAGCTGTGTGTTGTTTTCGGAGTCTTGGCTCCTGGGAAGCACCCACAGGTCGTTCCCGTCTACGTCCCAGTGCCAATCCCCTGCATAGTTGGGAAGCATCGTTGCAAGCAGCGCATTTCCGATGGCCGTTGCAGCCTGCACCGGAACGGCGTTGCCGATCCACTCCCTCCACTTGGAGTCGGAATTGCCGGGAAGCTCGAACGGCTTTCCTTTTGTGATCTGCGGGAAGCCCTGCAGCATCGCCATTTCAAACGTTGTGATGGGCCGATGCCAGGTATCGTCCGCTGCAATGATGATCCAGACTCCGCGATCATCCGAGTTTGGAATACGAGGATCTGCAACGGCCGCCGCTCCCGAATGGATGTCGGCGCTGCCCGTAACTGCATTTGCGGGCTCGTCCCACAGCATGACCTTGAAATTTCCCGCGCCGCTCCATTTTGCTGAGATGTGTGGGTCCGCAACTGATAATCCGCCGGACATGACGCCACCGCCGCCTGTAATGGCTGCGCCCGGCTCGTCCCAACTGCACACCTTCAATATGTTGTTGTAATGCGGGGTGCAGCGCGGGTCCGCCACACTAATGCTGCTGGCATTTTTCGGCATCGTGGCTTCTGCTGTGACCGTGTTCGCCGTGGCATCCCATGGAACGATGCGGAACGTCCCGTTCTGCGGCGTGTGGTTCAGATCCTTCAGTGCCCGCCAGTCCTTCCCAGCCGGAATGAGCGCCAGACGTTCCCATGTCCTCCATGCCAGATTTGGGAGACGGTGCATTTTCCCACCGCGCTCTGTGTCTCCAGGCATCGGAAGCAGCCCCAGCACATCTCCGATGGTCCTGTGCTTAAGTTTGGGCGGCTGATAAATGAAACTCGGCAGCTTTTTGGGGTTGCGGGCGATCATCAGATACCGGATACGCTTCTGTCCTAATCCCCCCATCTCCCCGCAGTCATGGTGCCCTTCGTGAAAGACGTATCCGTACATACCCAGCAGCATCTTGATATCTGCCAGTAGCCGCGCCCCGCGAGTCTCAATTCCGGGAACATTCTCAAACATAATGACCGCCGGAGGATCATCGCCCCATGCCCCCATTGCAAGCGATATCGAACGGAGGGCAAGTTTGTTCAGTGCCTTATATTTCGGCTTCTGTGCCGCAGCATTCGGAAGCAGTCTGCTGAATCCCTTGCAGGGGGCAGAAATAAATATCACATCCGGATATTTGCCGCCGGCCCATGTGCGCAGATCCTCAGGCGTGATTGCGTGCCAGTCTTTGGGCGGCTCCGCACCGTGGAACTGTATGTACTGCTCTCGGTCAAACATATCGGCGCACACCGCTTTGGAGCCGGTCAAGGCTTTGTATGCCTTGCATGCGCCAGAATCATTGTCAACGCCGTAAAGCGTGCGGAAGGTGCCTTTCACGCCTTTGTATTCTCCGGATGACTGCTGCATTCCAAGCGAGCAGCCACCAATACCACAGCAGAAGTGGACCGTTTTGAACTCGCGGGTCTCCTTCATCCGTCTCCGCCCCCTGTCCAGTCGTACCCGCTCAGGTGCTCCAGCTGCTCCCGCTCCTCCGGCCGGCTGACCGACGCGATCATATAGACGGAGCCCATGCCGCAGTCCAGGATCATACTCCGGTTTCCCATCCGGCGCTCCACAGGGGCGTCCTCTTCCTCCTGCACCAGCCCCGTCAGATCCCCGCTGAACAGGCAGCAGTGCCCGCTCTCGTCCTGCCAGACCTCTTTTCCCCGCAGCGTCAGCGGCGTTTGGTGGCAGGTCTCCAGACTGTCCTGCGCGGAAAACAGCTCCTTCACTGTGTTTTGCAGCTCTCCCTCCACCAGAATCTGAACGCCGGAGTCCTTCTGTACCATGACCGGCTTGCCCGGCAGCTCGCCGGTGTGCAGTACGATCTGGCTTTTCAGCTCCCGGCCCACGTCGGCCGCCGGTATCCGCACCAGCCATGCGCCGGTGGAGACGATCAGCCACTCCGTTCCGTTCATCATGATGTTTCCAACCCGGTATCCGGCGGTTTTGAAGATCTCCCGCATCCGGGCCATCAGTCGTTTTTCGTTGATCATCGCAGTTCCTTCCCCGGGCTTGCGCCCGCTTGTCGTCGGGTCACGCCCTTTTGGCGCGGTGCTTGTACCTGTTTTTCAGATACTGCCGCAGGTTCTGCTCCTCGGCAGCCATCTGCTTCTGGCAGGGCTCGCAGATTTCCGCCCCGCCGTAGAAAAAACGGTGGCACTTCGGGCAGACGCCTTTCAGCGCTTTCTCTCTCCGCTTGCACTCACAGCGGGAGGCCACCTCCCGCCATGGAACGCCCCAGAACTCCGCCGCGGCCACCGTCGCCTGCGGCCAGTCCGGCGCGTTGACCCAGGCGTCCGTGTGTCCCTCGCACGAGATAATCCAGAAGATGGTCTCCGTCTTCCTCATGAGATCGCTCCCGGCGGTACCCAGTACACCCTTGCCTGCTTCACGCCGTTGGCGACGGCACGTCCCGCGTCCTCACAGTAGATGTCCACCGCCGCCCCGGTCACCCCGGTGTCGGTGGCCACGTACCACTCCCGTGTCCCGTCCGGCCATTCCACGCATACGTCGCTCAAAAGCGGGATTATCCCCGGGTCCACGCCGATGGTGGCGCCCTCAATTACCTTGAATCCGGTTGCTGTAATGCCATCTGACTTGCCACACTCCACCGCGCTGGCGGTGTACCAGGTCACCCGGCACTCCGGCATCACATCCCCGTATTCCTCGGCGTATCCGATCAGTGCCGTCTCGATCAGGGCGTTTTCATCCCCCTCGATACCGCTTTGCCGGGTTCCGCCATTCGGCGCGGCTTCCGTGATCTTCTCCGCAGCGTTTGGGGCTTCTATGTAAATTGCCTCCGGCCCCGGCTCCTCCGCGGAAACCGTCCCGGTGGTCAGCAGCAGCGCCGCCAGCACCGCGAACAGGCAGAAGAGAAAGATCCCCACGGCCGTTCTCCGTCCCAGCGTCGCCGAGTCATGCTCCGTATCCCTCGCTTCGTCCTTCGGACAAAGTTCACTCACTCCGCCGGCTTGGCTCCCTCGCGTGGAGCCCGCATCGCTGGGCTTCCCCGCGAGGGAAGTATGCTGGTTTTCTCGCAAGGCAGCTTCCGCCCGCGCCTCCTGCAGGCACTCGGCGAAACTCTTCATGACAGCGCCTCCAGTTCGTCCTCCCGGCGCTCCGCCACCTTGTACCAGCCCTCAAACAATACGCTGAACATCCATCCGCTCTTTTTGTGGGAGGCCTTCACCACGGTTCCGGTGTTTCCGTTGTCGAGGGGCCGCAGGCTCCGCACCCGCTCCCCCTCGCTGATCTTCTGCCCCCTGGCGGGCTTTCTGCATTTTTTCATGGGCTTGTCCCTCTTTCCCGCGCGGCCCGGAGGCCGCTTTCTTATGTAGTGGGTGAATCAGGCAGATCAGCGTGAAATTCAGCCTGGCCGCGGAACATGGCATTCATCCATGTCACTTTCAGCTTTGCGCCGATCTCGTTCCGTTTTTCCGGTGGCAGCGTGTCAAGGTTGACTTCTTCTCCGTTGATCTTCACAAATGCCTCCACCCGGATCGGCTCCTGCTTTCTTCGTGCCATGTTCATCACCTCCGTCTACCTTATGGATTTTCCGGTTTGTCCTATGCCGTTCTATTTTCAAGGAAAATGTATCTGAAAAGGGGCGGCTTATTTTCCCCTGTGCCGACGGGTTCCCGTGACGCTCCCCGCACTGGCTGTGCGGACGTTTCGGCCGGCGCCCAACCGGCCATCATCAGACGGGATATTTATATGTAGTTCTTCCCGAACTCCCGGATGAAGTCTTGGGCGGTCCAGCCCTGCTCCTCCATCACCTTCCGCTGCTATGGCGTGGATCAGCCGCATGTACGCCTCTGGAAATCTCTGTTGTGCTTCCTGTCCCGTGTCGAATCGCTTATCCAACAGCTTCCGCATGGGAGTCAACCCGATATTAAGGTATCCCGCTACTCCTTCAACCGCACACTCTCGGACTCCTCCTGGTACTTGCGGAAGTAGCGCCCCGACATCCTGAATGATTCCCTGCCCATCCATACCGGCAGGCGCTTTTTTTCTCATAACTGTCCTCCTCAGGCTGACTTTCCTTCTCCCAGGCTGGCGAACCGGATTCCCTCCAGAAACGCCGCAATCAGCGGAAATTTGTCCGGTGAGGTCTCCTGAATCGTCCGTGACAGCTTGTCCAGTTGCTCTTTCTCACTGGCCTTTACAATTGTATCCATAGTGCGTCTCCTTTCTTTGTGCTCATTCTGTGTTGGCAATCACATTCGAGCTGATTAGAATATAGGCATGAATGGAGATGGTTTTGTGCATGATAGAATCCGATTGGTTAGAAAAGCTGTAGATCTTTCGCAAAAAGACTTCGGAGAAAAACTCGGAGTCAGCCGCGACGTTATGGCCAATATCGAAAACAATAGAGTTTCTCCTGGCAATACTTTTTTGCAGCTTCTTTGTTCTGTGTTTAATGTCCGCGAGGAATGGCTGCGCACCGGAGAGGGTGACATGTTCCAGGCCGAAAAATCGTTCAGCTTGGATGAATATGTCCGTGCTCACAATTTCTCTGACATTGAGCTGAGGATTTTGAAGGCTTACCTTGAAATCCCCATTGATCTTCGTGAAAAGGTTCTGGGTTATATCAGCCATTCTTTTTCCAGAGACTCCGAGATTGAGCGTGAGGTTCAGTCCTACCGCGAGGAATTGGAAATTGAAAAAGGGGCAGCGGTAAAATCGTCAGCTTCACCCGATATAAAAGAAGCCTAAAAAGGAAGAGGGAGCCGCTTCATTATTGAAGCGGCTCCCCTATTAGCTATATTTACCCTTGCTATCTTTTGGCGAATTGTGTAAAATATTGTAAAACCCTATTTCACAGATAAGGTGGGAACTATAAAATGCAGTATGCCATCTCAATTTTGATCGCTCTATTATCCACTGTAATATTCTATGGAGCTCCTTCCCTTTTGCTCTTAAAATTTCGCAAAAGGCCAATCAAAATTCGAGATTTTAGGATATTTTGCATACTATCCACGGTCTGTGTATGGGCTCTGTTTCGTGTCATATTTTACCTACTTGGTATGGAGGATTCCGCCCATGGCAGCCCCGCTATTCTTTGGGGTACAGTTTTTTACAATTATGTCATCGCAAGGCTTCATAAATCCGGCCGTATTTATGAAACCATGCCCGCCTTTTCAAACATCCAGTCAGGAACCGCTTCTGAGTCAGCTAAGGTTGAAGATTCATATCCTTCCAGTACATACCCTGACACTACAGAGTCTTCTCACATAAAACTTATTAAAAAGAGAAAATTTGAAACATTTTATACATGCCCCTCCTGCGGATGTCTCGTTCCAAAAGGAACTTATACTTGTGAATGCGGTTACGCATTTCGCAAACGGTTTGAATGGAAAATTGCGGCACTAAGTTTGTTGGTTCTTTTATGTATATCACTCAGTTTTTCTATATGGTCATATCAGAAGTATAATTCTGGACTTTACCACCAAAAAATTATGAACGATCAATTGCAACTTTTGAAGAGAGAGTACCAGGATAAACGATCGGAAGCAGAAAGCATGTCCGAAGAGATAAGGTCATTGAAAGATGACAATGTCATGTTAACCAATAAAAGCGACTTTATTGATGAAAATGTAGTTTTTGTTCCTGTTTCCGGACATTTATATCATAAATTTGATTGTCATTTCTTTACAAACGCTAATGAATACTATGTTTTTAATGTTGAATATGCCATTGCACAAGGATATAAACCATGCCCTGAGTGTAATCCTCCGCAACGATAAACTAAAAGCCGGTAATTTTTACCGCAAAAATTATAATGAGGTAATTAAAATGCTATTTTTACTGTATTTTCCCGTTCTACTGGTTTCCTTCATTCTGGGGGGCGTCCTCTGGGGCCTGGGCGCTATTTTCAAGACGCTGTTCAAGATCGTTTTCAGCCTGGTGGCGGTGGCCGTTTTAATTGTGGTGTGCGTCCTCGCCGCTGTTTTCTCCATTGGAGTACACATGATCGGGCTGATCGTCTGCTTCTTCCTGTTTGCCATCATCGGCGGCGTTGTCGTGAAGGCATTCCGCAAAGAATAAACCTTTCGCCGGCTTTACCTTGACAGGGGAAGATGCCTGCCGCTATAATGAGGCCCAAGGAGTGATGTACATGACGAACGAGGAAATGGTGGCGCAGCTTCAGAGCATGATGGATGCGCAGGATCACCGCCTGGATAATAAGCTATCCGCCATGGAACAGCGTCAGGATGAAAAGTTTTCCGCGATAGATAAAAAGTTTTCCGCGTTGGAACAGTGTGTGGATGAGAAGTTTTCCGCGTTGGAACAGCGTGTGGATGAGAAGCTTTCCTCGATGGAGCAGCGCGTGGATGAGAAGCTTGCCAACCAGACCGTGCAGATAAATCTGCTGCTTGAAAATGAAGTTGCTCAGAAAATCGGCAGTATTTATGACAAACTGGACAGCATCAGCGAGAAGCTTGACCGGATGCCGACTGCCGAGGACATGGAGATCACCACCGGTCGCATTGATGTTCTTGAATCCATCGTGAAAAAACTGTCCCGCGACGTCGCGCAATTAAAAAAAGCAAATTGACTGAAAATTATGAGCGGCGCTGCACCAGCGCCGCTCTTTTGAGGTGATTTCATGGCCGATGATTACAAAATAGCAGCCGCATATATCCGCGTGAGCACGGAGGAGCAGACGGAGCTCTCCCCCGCCAGCCAGTTGGTTGAGATCCGCAAATGGGCCGCGAACAATGGCTGGATCGTACCGGATGAATTTGTATTTATGGATGAAGGGATCTCCGGCCGCAAGGTTGCCGGCCGTGATGCTTTCCGGCGTCTGATCGGAACGGCAAAATCGAAGCCGAAGCCATTTGACGCAATTCTTCTTTGGAAATTCTCCCGTTTCGCCCGGAATCGGGACGATGCCGTGTTTTATAAGTCGGTACTTCGCAAGCAACTGCACATTGACGTCCTTTCCATCAGCGAGCCGATTGCTGAAGGAAAGCTAGGCATTCTGATGGAGGCTTTGATCGAAGCCATGGACGAATACTACTCCATCAACCTGGCCGAGGAGGTCAAGCGCGGCATGGAGGAAAAGCACCGGCGCGGCGAGCTGCAGTCCATCCCCTCTTTTGGTTATTCCGTCGAGAATAATATACTGGTTCCTTCCGAGCCGGAGGCCACCTATGTGAGAGAGATTTTCCGGCGCTTTATTTCCGGCGAAGGGTTTTATCCCATTGCAAAGTGGCTGAATTCCATCGGCGTCAGAACCCACCGTGGGAATCCCTTTGAAAACCGCACGGTGGAGTATATCATCCGGAATCCGGTATACATAGGAAAGCTTCGCTGGAACCCCAATGGCCGTTCCCGTCGGGAATTCGACGACCCCGGTATTGTTCTTTCGGATGCCCACCATGATCCGCTTATCGATGATGACACCTGGAACGAGGCGCAGACCCGGGTCTGCGAGCTCAAGGCGACTTGGAAGTATCACGGACGACCCATAGGCTGCAACAAGGACTGGATTTCCGGCCTGATTCGTTGCTCTTCCTGCGGCGCCACCATGATCTTTGCAAAACCAAGCTATTGGAAGTGCAACAACTATGTGCGCGGACGCTGCAGGGTATCGCAGCATGTCAGCTCTGACCTTTTGAAGCAGGCAATCATTCTGCGCCTTCAAAACGACCTGGATACGGATGTCCCGATCTCTTTTGATGTGATCCGGATCAGGGACGGCGGCGAAGACGAACTTTCAGCGCTCAGAACCCAGCGTGATTCTCTCGCCAAAAAGCTGGGCAGATTGCGTGATGCGTATCTTGCCGGTGCCGAAACTGTTGAGGAATACAAAGCGGCAAAGGAAGCAGTGCAGCAGCATCTGTCCGACGTGGACGAACAGATCAAGCGGTCTGAAAAAAAGAGCGCCACGATTGGCACTCCTACTGTTATGAAAAAGTCCATCCGTTCTGCCCTGAAGGTGATCTGCTCCGACAAGGCCACCATGGAGCAAAAGTATCAGGCCGCACACTCCATCATTGATTACGCGACTTGGAACAAGGCAGAAAACCTCCTGCAAATCCACTACCGCTTGGTTTTTTAACCATCATTCGTAGTCTGTTGCAGTATGGTGGACCGGACGGTGAGCTTGGTGCTTCCCTTCGCTATCTCAGCCAGCGGTACTCCATGCCCTATGCAGAGCTAAAGGGTCTGCTGACAGATATCGGCACAGAAGAATTAGCGCCAGTGAAATATACATCAAGCAAGCCATGAGATCCACGCTTATATCTCCTTGCTTGTTTGTCAGTTTTGGCGCAACCTGTTTCGGCAGCTGCAACGCCGGGTGAAAACGAATTACTGCATGGAAAGTCCGGTCAGATGGTCAGCAAAATGCTTCAAATTTGGGCAACAAAAAGCAGGATGATCCGGATCAATGTGAGCGCGTAGAAGTGGAACACCGTTACAGCTTAGCAAAAGCAAATGCAGCCTCGGCCACATAACTGTCAAATTGGAGGAAACCATTTGCCATAGCATTGCTATGTGCATTCTCGCACTGTATCTCAGGAAGATTCAGTACGCCGTTTGAGATTTTTGCGTTTTTTACTCCAAATGTGGTCGTCAACAAAATTCGGGCTATTGTTCAATTGAGATTATATTAGCCCACTGTAAAACCTCAAAACCTCTTTCCGCGCCGTCTCCGGCGTATCGGACACCGGCGATGCGCTTTTATTTCTTGAATTGCATATAATTTCTTGTTTTTCTCATATATTTTATTTGACTTTTTCATTTTTATAGCGTATCATCATGTTATCGCCTTTGAGCGAACTATTTTTAAAGAGGTATCTCATGTATCAAGATAAGACAATTGTCTGCAAAGACTGCGGACAGGAATTCACCTTCACTGCAAGCGAACAGGAATTCTTTGCTGAAAAGGGCTTTACCAATGAGCCCCAGCGTTGCAAGTCCTGCCGTATGGCTCGTAAGGGCAACTCTCGTGGTGACCGTGGTGGTGACCGTGGTGGTGACCGTGGTGAGCGTCAGATGTTCGACGCTGTGTGTGCCGGTTGCGGCAGACCCTGCAAGGTTCCTTTCCAGCCGCGCGATGATCGCCCCGTTTATTGCAGCGATTGCTTCCGCAATAGATAAATGCGTAAAAAGTACGCCCCTTCGGGGGCGTATTTTTTTTGAGAGTTAAGTATGACTCCCCTGTTCGATATGATCCGTGTCCTGCTTATGTAATGTCTCCTGAATAATGCAAAGTGCCTTGCAGCGCAAGACTTTCGCCCCATATATGGTATAATAGGTGCAAAGAAAATGGCCTTAACGGATTCAGGAGAACCCGTATTTGCAGTATTTCTGCAGCTATTCGGGGTATGACGACTCCAGACTGCCCTTTGACCCGCCCCTGATGGTGTATTTTCGCAGGCGCCTGACGCCGGAGATGCTGGGAGAGATCAACGAAATGATTCTGAATACCGTACAAAAACGACCGTCTCACGGCCATCCGCACGCTCTATGCGCAGCAGAAGTACATGTATGACCACCTCTGTCACACGGTCCCGGACTGGATGGTCAGCATCAGCCGGCTGTTTCTCTGCCCCATTGTGCGGGGCAAGGCTGGAAAACCCGTAGAGTTTGGAGCGAAATTGGATATCAGTGTGGTAAACGGCTGGGCCAGATTGGAGCGCTTCTCCTTTAACGCCTATAACGAAGCCGGTAATCTACAGGACATGGCAGAGCGGTTTCGCCAGCGGGAAGGGCATTACCCCAGCCGGATTCTGGCGAATAAGATCTACCGGAATCGGGAAAATCTACGGTTCTGCAAGGAGCGTGGCATCCACCTCTCCGGCCCCGCTCTGGGCAGGCCCCAGAAGGATGAAATCCGCAACAAAACGCAGGATTTCCTGGATGAATGTGAGTGGGTGGAGCGGCGGTTCAGCCTGGCCAAGCGCAAGTGCGGCCTTGACTGATCGTGACCAAACTGCGCCAAACCATTGCCCGCAGCGTAGCCATGTCCGTTCTGGTGCTGAACCTCAGAAAGATTCAGCGCGCCCTTCTGCGACTACTTTCGCTTTTGGCACTATGGATGGTCCTGCAGGAAAAACAGCCTTTGTTCAGTTGACATTATGTATCTTATGCTTCTTCTGCATGCTTCAGATAGATGCTCCAGGCGATCTGTCTTGCATTCTGCCGGATGGCCTCCAGTTCCGGTTCAGATTTTCCGCTGTACGCTGCGTCTGAAACCAGTACATAAAAGCCGCCAATGACATACTCAGCCACCGTATGCTCGTCTCGTTCCATCAAATCGCCCGCCTCCTTCTGTGACACAATTTATGGTATCTCTGGATTGTCCTATACCTCGATATCCAAGAGAAATGTGTCTGCAAAGGGGCGATTTTGCTTTTTATTGCCCTTCCATGACGCCTGTTGGGACGTTTCAGCCGATTACCTGATATGCCATCATCAGATGGAGACCGATTTGTTTGGGTGAATTGGCCTTGAAAAGTCAACAGTCGACAGCTTGAAACAGTCATTTTACAGGATTTTTCGTCTTATATATAAACAGAGCCTCTTCAAAGGATCTGAAAAACGTGCTGTGCTTACTTCCAAAATGCTGCAAAGCCGGCTGCTTTCGCCGTTGGTCTGTCAGCTAGTTGAGATCAACTAAATGAAGTCAATGGCAAAATATGATAAAAGAGGACGTTCAGAAAAGTGCATGCTAACGACCGCCGTTGGGGAAGCGGCGGAGTGAAGATAAAGACGGCTTAGGCTTGTGGAACGAACACGGAGTCTGTTTTATGAAAAATAACTTGAATAAGTTTTTTCCTGCATGACATATGGCGACAAGTGGTGCTTTCCCTCGGATTTTTTCTTATTCATGTAGTCTTTGAATGTTTCGTCTCGCATAGCAACAAGCCGTGCGGCATTGAGAAGTGCCAAGCGGAGATAACCGCAACCGCGCTTCACCATAGGCGTGGCATTGGCGATAAACTTGCCCGACTGGTATGTAGTGGGCTCCTGACCCGCGAAAGCCAAGAGTTTTGGCGGAGAGACAAAGCGAAGATGTCACCGATCTTAGCTAATGACGACAGCGCCAAGCGTGTAGGAGGCAGACAGTTTACGGATTTGGATTGATTTGTCCCGTCTATACTTTCCGAGCCTCCGCGGTAAAAACAGTCGGGTAAACCCCGCCATAGGTGATTCAACCAGTCCACAGCGCAGATATTATTTTATCCCATAATCGGGAGAATGGTAATGGAGTCCTTTCGGACTCTATTATAAGGTGCGGCCATGGTTCAAGAATATGGAATTTATCTGCGAAAATCCCGGGTAGATCTGGAGGCTGAAGCCTACGGCCAGGGGGACACCCTTCAGCGGCACCGAGCCAGGCTTTTGGAACTTGCCGATCTACAGAATCTCACAGTATCAGAGATTTATGAGGAAGTTGTCTCCGGCGAAACCATTACTTCCCGCCCGCAGATGCAAAAGCTGCTGCATGATGTGGAGGCAAACCGGTTTGCGGGTGTTCTGGTCATGGAAATTGAGCGTCTGGCCCGCGGCGACACCATTGACCAGGGCATTGTGGCGCGGGCGTTTCAGTTCAGCGGTACGAAGATTATCACGCCGGCAAAAACCTATGACCCTGCCAATGAATTTGATCAGGAGTATTTTGAATTTGGTCTGTACATGTCCCGCCGCGAGTATAAGACCATTAACCGCCGCCAGCAAGCAGGCCGCATGGCCTCCGTGAATGAAGGAAAATGGCCATTTAACAAAGCTCCTTACGGCTATCTGCGCGTAAAGCTTGTAAAGCAAAAAGGCTGGACACTTGAGCCGGATGAACACTCCGCAGTCGTTCAGGATATTTTTAGATGGTACACAGTGGGCGTTCCAAACGACGACGGCACAGTACGGTGCCTTGGGGTCACTCGGATTGTCCGCCGTTTGAATAATCTGCATATCCCCTCCCCCTCCGGCCGGGACTGGACAAATTCCACAATTCAGTCCATGCTGAGAAATCCTGCATACGCCGGCTGGGTTCGATGGGGAAATCGTGCACAGGTAAAGCAAATTCAGGAAGGTGTAATTATTCGCACCCGTCCCCGGGCTAAGCCGACGGATGAAGCCTTAAAGCTTAGCAAAGGTCTCCATCCGGCTCTGATTACACAGGAGTGCTTTGACCTCGCACAGAAGCTGCTCCACTTTAACCCGGACAGACCGGGACCAAAGCAGAGCGTCACGATGAATCCTCTTGCCGGGTTAATCCGATGCGATCAGTGCGGCCGCACGATGGTACGGCGTCCATGTGGGAACAGCAATAAAGACACACTGCTCTGCCCCTATACGTCCTGTCACACCGTTGGGTCTGATCTTGCTCTTTTGGAGCACCTGATTGTGCAGAGCATGAAGCTGTTTCTCTCCCATTTTGATCAGATGCCGTTAGAACAGGATACAATCTCTGAAATTGCGGAACGTACTTCCCTTTCCAGCGCCAGGATCGAGCTTTTCAAAGAGCTGGAGCAAATCAGCATCCAGGAGACGAAGGCCTTCGACCTCGTGGAGCAGAGCGTTTACACCCCGGAAATCTTCGCACAACGAATTTCCGAGCTCACACAGCGCCGGGAGAAGGTGTCTGGGCAACTTACCAACATACAGGCGGCGCTGGATTTACTAAACACGCGCAAACAGGTAAAAAAAGAGATCGTTCCTGCCTTTCGGGGTGTTTTGGATCATTACGAACTTGCCAAAACGCCGACAGAAAAGAACGACCTGCTGCGCAGTGTTTTAGACCACGTTGATTATCACAAGACTGTTGGCGGCCGCTACCGGAAATCCGATTTAAAGATCAGAATCTTTCCAAAGCTGCCATATTAA